CAAAAGTGCCTGTAAGACAATAGGTTTTACCCTCTAACTCTATCGAAGCCCCTACATCAATAGGCAGCCTGGTCGCCAAACCATCCACCACCCCACTTTCCAAGTCACATCCTGTGAAGTCTACTAATGCCTTATGTAGAGTTAAACTCTCATCTTCAGTAATAACCCCATCTTTAAGAATTTCCTTTACAAGTGCATAAAGTTTTTTTCCTGGGTAGTTGTTCTTCAAAGCTCCATTTTGCTCAAGCCACCAATTAAGATATCTTATTTCTTCTTGAGTTAAGTTCCGATCAGCAATTAATCCTTTACATAGTCCATTAAGTAAATGGACATCTACATCCTTGGAGTAAAAATCAATTTCAGGGATATCAAGAATTTCCCTCTGTATTTGGAGAAGGCTATTTTTAAGGTCATCACGTTCTTCTGATGTGATTATTCCATCCGCAAGAATATCCGACACCCGTGCTGATAGACTTTTTATAACTCCATTATTGATAATCTGCTTTGCTTCAAGTAACCATGTATCTAAGTAAAGAACCTCCTCTTCACGGACAACTCCATCTGCAA